TTGCTGTATAACTTATAACATATCCATCAATGTTTATTAGGGTGGTTGAAACCTTAACATCATACATAGTGAATCTATATTCTGTGCTCCCAACCCCCACCCTCGTGTTTCCAAATACGGGTACAGACTCCGCTATTGCATGAGTACAATGATATGCTTTAATTTTATACGGAGCAGAGTTAGAACCTAACCTCTCTAATCTCCTAGATTCAGGAATAATGACCCTTTCTGTAGGATTTAAACCAATGGTATCAAAATATTTAGTAACAGTTGTAGTACCTACACCATTATACGACCTATTAATCATTCTAGGTTGAATATTTTTATTAAGTAGAAAAGTAGTATCTTTTATAGTTACGGCACTATAACCATTAGAACCAGCAAAAGGGTATAAATAGTTTTCAGCATTAGTATCACTATATACTATACCTCCATTGACTTTATTAAACACCTTACCCGTAGTAACATCTACAATTTCCATACCGTTAGCAGTAATTTGAATTGAGTATTTTTCTTCACTATCACCAGCAAGACCCCTATCATAAGCATAAATCCACATATTAGAGGCATAATCAATATTATCATCCAAATCCAATACGTGTGTGGGATTTCTCTTTAATAAACCATTATTAACAGTAGGGAAAGCATTAACAGAATCTTCTACTTGAGTAGGTAAGCGGTGTTCAGCCGCTTGTTGGTTAACTCCACCATAAAGAGACTCTTTTGAGTTAGTTACCAAACCCATTATAAACCACCACTTTGATTGTATTTTTGACCATAACCTGAATCATATATATTATTCTTTTTAGCTCTATCGTTACTTTTCCGTGCAATCATACGGGCTTTAGTTTCATCTTCTTTTGTAAAAGTATAGCTATCAGTATCACCAACTTGACGAGCTTGAAATCTTCTAGCCGCTGAAACAGTGATATAATGTCTTAATGGATGAGTTAAATCATTGAATGGTATATTCCAAATAATCTCAACTGTTTGAGATTCATCAAAGATAAATGACTGTTCAGACTTAGAGTATAATTTCCAGTTCCTCACAATAAGGTCACTATCAGCAGAAGACAAGTCAAGGATGTTAAAAGGGATAGATATGATACCCTCAGTATCAGGACTTAGAACATAATCAGCATCTCTATTAAAGTGCCAATTTTCACCTAATATTTCTTCTTTAGTCTCTTTGATTACATCAAATGCAATCTGAGCTTCAAGTACATTATCAGTGTCCTCTTCATTTTCTAAAGGGGGTTCGTTGATTACTTGTAAAAGTACATTAACAGCGTGTAGTAAATATTTTTGAGAATCGATTTCAAATTCTTGGAAAGCCATAAGAACTCCTTATTGATACCCTCCTAAGAGGGTATTGTAAAGAGCGTGGGTTACACGTTCTTAATTGAGGTCGCACATTGTGGACGAAGAGCTGCAACACCGTTAGAGAAGTATGCGTTGATAAGTTTAGCGTTAAGGAAGTCAGGTTGAGGATTAATATCAACTTTCACATCCCATAGCTTAACCATACCAGCTGCTTCTGTTGTAAAGACAAGACCAACTAGACCAGCTGTAGCTGGAAGGTTGTTAGTTTTGAATACAGTCACACCACCTACCATCTTAACATCACCAATATCAAGACCACCATTGTTACTCGTGTAATCGCTAGAAACGATTGTGAGAGATTGAGGTAGGTATTGGAAGTCAAGAGGGTCAAGAGCACAAAACTTTTGGTCAAGAACATCATTCACTTCCATAGCAGCTGAAGCCGCATAGATAGATTCAATCAGTTCTTGTCCTCTGTCAGCAGCGACACCAGTATCAGCAACACCACCGTTAAGAGCTGTGTTCACGATAACAGTACCATCACCGTTACCAACAAGACCAGTTGCAAGAGATGACGCTTCAATAGCCGCAGAACATTTACGGTCAATAGCGTTAGCTAATTTAGCTCCGAGTTGTCTTACGTTCATACCTTGAACATCATATCTTGCGATAGCCTCATCCCATTGGTCAATTCTTCTTGATTCGTATTGAGGACGGTCAAGAGCGATGATAATTTCATCTTGCGTACCATTTCCAACTTGTACTTGCGTACCAGCAACATAAGCCGCGATTCCAGTATCAGCAGTATCTTCTTTACCTTCAATGATAAATGAACCAGCAGCAGAACCCGTACCAAGATTATCAATTCTGATAAGGTCAGCAAATCTAGTCATTCTATAGAATGCTTGAAGAACATCAAGTGTTATGTCTCTTGTAAGGTCAGCAGCGGAGTCTGTACCCGTATTTGGAGTATTTGCACCAGTATAAGCCATAATTTATCCTTTCGTTTGTTTGTATTTATTTAGTTGTAGTTTTGCCAAATAAACACCGTTGAAAGAATAATCTGAAAAGAATTACTCGATAGATGTTATTAGTCAGGCTTTATCCTAACCAACTATGACTACCATTATAACTCAGATTATCCTTAAATGTCAAGGATACTGATATTTATTATCAGTACCCTCTCCATAATCTTTCATCAGTCAGCTTCAATCTAGCATTATACTTAGCTCTAGCCGCTGTATCATTTTTACCAGCTTGAGAATCTAAGTACTGCTTATCTTTAAAGATTTCAGCTTGGCTCTCATAACCTTTAAGACCAACATTACCTGAAGCACTGCCATTGATTCTAGTAGGATTAGTCACATCACCAGCGGCTTTTACTGCTTCATACTCCGAGTAAAGCCCTTTAATAGTAAAACGTGAGTTAGAACCCGTAATATCAGCATCAAAAGCTTGTTTTTCTGCATCACTTAAGGTTTCAGAAGCCCAACCTAACATGGCTTCATAATTTTCTTTACCACCAACTTCAGCATGAGCGACATTGATTTTATCTCTAAGCTCAATAGCACCTAACTTAATGTCTCTAATGTCAAGACCTTTTTCCGTAAGAACAGTTTCTATCTCAGGTGTGAGCTCCATACCATTGTTCATAAACTCAGGAATAACAGCCTTAATAGCTTCTTGCTTTTCAAGTTGAATAACATCAGCTTCAACACCGTTTGTCATATTCTTCTCACGAGTTTTAACATCTTCAACATACTGAGCATGTTTGTCTTGTAAGTTTTTATGAGCTTCAGCGAACTGCTCCAAATTCTCATACTTACCTAAAAGCTTTCCATCAGCTGTTACAAACTTCTCTTTGATTTCATCTGTAATCTCAAAATTAAGAGATACTCCCGCACCGCCATCAGAAGGAAGACCAGTAAGGTCTCCAGCTGGAGCTGGGTTTGGGTCATTACCCGCTGGATTACCAGCTGGGTAATTTGGATTAGGGTTTGGGTCTTGTGACATGACTTACCCCTTCTCAATGAAGTCTTGCTCAAAGCTAAATTTAAGAGGTCTGTCTCTTAGCTCGGCTTTCGATAACGTCCATACAAGCTGTTTGAAATCTTCTTGATTAATACCGTGTTTACGCATAATCATACTAGGCTTCCAACCTGAGTTAATTAGAGCTCTTAACTCTTCAATAGTACATTTAGTTTTCTTACCCTTTTCACGACCAAAATGCCTACCATTAGCTTCAGAATACTCACCATACTCACCAGCTGTCATAACAGTGATATTAGCTCTGTCCGTTACACCTTCACCAGCATAAGTCTTTGCAAACGCACTTGCGGGTTTCTCTGCTGTCTCATCTACATCAGTTGTAACTGTTACCTCTTTAGCTTTCTTCAGAATACCTTTGAGTTTACCTACTGTGATTCCTAATTCCTCTGATGCCGCTACTTGTGTCATACCGCTGTTCAACAGTTCTTCAATCTGTTCAGCAGTTACTTCTACATTATTTTCTGTGTTATCCATAATGCTTTCCTTTCTATTGTTTTAATGTTAGAGCCATAAGCTCAATAAGACTCTCCAAAGAGAGCCCTATGAGATTACTTCTCGTCAGTTTCTTTTTTAACTTTTGCTCTACGAGCTTTTTCTTTTTTATTCTTTGGTAAGTCAATCGCTGAGATTACCTTACTTTCTTTAACAACTTCTTTATTAGCCATAATAAGTCCTCCTTTCGTAAGATTTATTGACCAGTAGCGGCATTCTTCACAATGTCACCAGTTGCTCCAGCTACAGACTCATCCATAGCGGCTTTAGCTTGAGCCTCTTGACGACCCTTTCTAATCTCATCAACCTCTTTCTTTTTACGAACTAAGTTTTCAGTATTAATACCATCATACGAAGCATATCTCTGAGCCAATTCTTCTTCAATAAGATAGTCAGTAAGCCCAAGTTGTGTCATTCTTGTCACATACCCATCTAATTTCTGAGCCTCTTGTGACCTACCAAGAGCATCGAGACCAGTAAGAATCTCAGGTTCAATATTTTCAAACTTGATGCCCTTTTCCTCCATGATTTGATGAACCAACCACTTAGAAAAATGAAGAGCCATAGAGGAATAAATACCACCCAATGTAGACTCTTCTAACTCTCTTGCCATTATCTGAACCTCATACGCTGTAACACGTTCAGCGTTACGAGTAGTCGATTCAGTAGATAAGAACATTTTAGCAAGTTCTCTTTTAAGACTGGCTTCCCGTTCAGCTGGAGCTTGAAAGTCATAATTCTTATTAGCTTGAACTACTGTCACATCATCAGCTTTACCATAACGATATGCTCCAGTAGGTGCATTAGCCACATCATCTTTATCAGTTCTACCTATAGACTCATCTACTAAGAATAGAACTTTAGCCGCTGCAAGTGAGCCACGAGTTAAGAGTTCAGCTAATTTGTTAAGCTGCTCCATATCATCAAAGTA